GCTGGCAATTGATCCAAGAACATTCGTTTACCTTTATAGCGAACCAACTTACACCCAATTTTTTTTGACTGCCTGTTTCGCTCTTCAAACACATCTGGATGCATTTTTCTTACGTGATTCCAATATGTCACGCTTGTTGCCTTAACGCAACCAATGCAATTGGCATTTGGATAACCCTGCTTATATACTTTTGGCAATTCCAAACCTGCATCTTGCAGTATTAAATAACAATCTGCTTTACAAATCTTGGCATCAATCAACACTGGTAATGTGTTTGATCGCTCATTTATTACAAATCTGTCATATCTTTGCTGCTCTTCTGCCGTAAATCCTAGCACTAGATAATCAAATTTATTCTGCGACTCCCAATGTTGCCTGGCCTTTTTCTTTAACTCAAATGTACATGGCGCACCAGCCACGCCAGACATATATTTTCGACCTTCAAAAACATCATTAATACTGCAACTTGGATAATTGGGATTAATTGCTGTTTCAATTTCTACACCAAGCCACTGCTCAACGTCCCTCAAAAACCTTTGATTGTCGGCATCTTCTTCTTTGATTGGATTGTTTACAATTCGTATGGTGTTATGTTTTCCATACATGCAAATGGTTTCCTTTGCAGCAACTGCAGATGCAGCCCCACAACTAAACCAGACCACAATTGTTTTATCCTTAAAGTTCAGATTCATTTTAGCTTTACGCCTTTCAAATAATCGTCGGCGCTTGTCTGCCAGATGTCGCAGATCCATTCTGGCAAGTTCACCTCGCCTGGCGTCTTTACAACTTTTGAGAATCCAGCGAACAAGCGGCCGCCAAGAATGATCGGCTTTAGAAAATTGTAAACTTGCTCCGGCGTTTCCATGGCAGACACTTTCTCGCTAATCTGTTCAAGCGTGCCTTCAATGCAGGCATTGCCAGCATAAGTTGAAGCGCGAACAATCCGGCAGACTTCGTCGCGTGATAACATCTCGCCGCGATCAAGCCCCAGCTTCTTCGCGTGCGCCTCGGCTTCGCGTATCTGCTTGTCAATTTTCAGATACGCATTAAGCGCAATCTTCTCGCGCTCCTCATCAAATGCATCCTTCGCAGTTTGCAGCTCGGCAAAATATTCGTCGCGCAACTCTTCAGCCGTCTTGGCTTCGCTCTTCTTTCGCTTCTTGCTCGGCCGCTTCGGCTGCGTCGCTTTCACATGCTCTGCAACTAGCGCCTTTGTTTTGGCTGGCAGTCTGGTCCGAGTCTTCAGCCATTCCAGATCGGCATGGCCGCCGTCATCCGGGAAGCCTTCCGATAACCAATTCTTCATGGTTGGAATGCTG